ATCGGACATGCAGGAATACCATTCTAATCGCTGCTTGTACGAGTAGATAATATATTTACATTTTCATCTTTATCTGCGCCGACAAGATTATACATATAATATCCGTCTTTGTATGTATCTTTATCGTTATGATAGTCTACCCAATTTGTCCATTTTTCAGCTTTTACTCCACTGTATTCTGGTATACCAGTCAAACCGTAACATCTATAGAATGTCCTTGGTTTTCCATCGACATGAGTATTAAAATCTGGATGGCTGTCAAGGGAATAGTTAGTTGTAAACAAAACTGTAATTTGATGATGCATTTGGCAACTAAATATCGTAGCAATACCTACACATATTTTTTTAGTTCCTTCTGCTTTTACAACAGCAATTACCGGAGTAGTAGCATGCTGACCTAAAAAACTAATCAAATCCTTCTGACTAAGATTAAATATGTTTTGAAATTGAATTACAGAAAGCTCCGGTAATTCAATTTTTATACCATCTATAGCAGTTTTTAAAGAATTCAACTGTTGTGATACAGCCCAGTTGATAGTACTCTGATCTAAACCTGTTTTTGTAGCTGGAACGAGTTTTATGGTTTTATTTACTTTGTCTATACTATTATACCCAAACACAGTGTCATAAACCTGTTCTGCCTCGGCTATCTTATTTTCTGTAGTACCGGCTACAAGACGACCCATTACTAGACTATCACCGTCTCTAATTATATCGTTTTTCATAATTATTTATTAATATTAAATTTAAATGTAGCTGCAATAAGACCGTTTACAGAACGATAGAAATTCAAATCGGCTCCGTTCACAACATACGGCCCATACAATGACTGCTTTATACCAGCCACATAAACACCGTCGATAGGTTCTTTTGATGCTATCCACAAATATCTATCATCGACATTGTTTTTAATAGAGTAAGATCCAAATATACTATCTACTTTATTAAAATACGAAGGGTTATCAAGAATCGATGCTACATTATTAGGATCTGTTTCTGAACTAAATCCTATATAGTTAAAACCAGGAGCTACAACAGTGACTACATATGTATACGTAACGCCACCTACAGTAACTGTTATTGTTACATCAGTATTGACAGATACTTCATGTGAAGTAAGTTTGCCAGTCTTAGCATCTACTTCTAATACAGACTGGTTGCTACTGATAAATTGCACATTTTCCCCAGTCCAACCTATAGGATCATATACAGTACTATATCCAGCACTATATTCAATGTTCAGTTGATATAAATTATTATTGAGATCCTTGCCACCAAAACTTAATTCAGAGTTTTGATTCATCTTATAATTACCGGAATTCATAGAAATGCTAGAAATATCATTTCCTTCTAATTCTCCAGTATCTACATCAATAGTCAAATCTCCAGCAGGTGCACTTTCGTCGTCGACAAGAGTTACAACATAACCATAATCAATAGTATATGTATGAAGGTCACACTTACCCCAACCAGACTCATACATCACCACAACAACAACAAGCTTATAATCTCCACAAGCAAATTGTTCTTGAGCAGGGAAGAATGTCTGAATGCGATTTTGTCCTTCAAGAACTTTAGAAGGAGCTAAATATCTAAACTCAGAATCGAACATGGGTTCTATTACATCGCAATGTCCGGGTCTAAAGTATGGATAGAAACGAGCGTCAAAGTCGCAACATCCACAACAACTGTGCCAATTATCGCAGCTGTGCCCAGGATGACATTTGCATCCACCACAACACCCATTACAACAACCTCCACAACATCCAATATGACATTTACTACACCCGCCGCATTTATTATATACCGGCTTTGTGCAGCAGCAACACTCATGGTTTGGAGGTAATGGACCGCGACCGTGTGCAGGATTACAAGGAGTCGTAGGATACCTATGATGCCAACGACAACCGCAGCAACTGTTACACGGGTCTAAATGGTACATATGACATTTCTTTGGGCATGAACCGAGTCCGAATGGGAAGCACATATTAGAGATAGAAGTGTTGACAAAGTAACAACGAAGCTGTTTTATATTAGCTCTATCGTAATTACGATTGCCCTTCAATGTAAGGTTAAACCTTATGTCGTTTCCTATTCTTATTTTCATAATGTTTAATTATATAAAATTAAAGCTGAAGTGGGGACACCCCACCCCAGCCTTAAATGTTTAAGTTTTATTCTTATGCAGTATGACCAAAGTTTTTGGGATCATAAGCTGCACTGTTATCGATTGCAGTGTTAGAAGCACGTACGTTAGACTTAGCCATAGCGGCTTCGATCTTTGCAAGAAGACCGCCACCAATCGTGGCAGGAGCCATTGCAGAATCACCATCCATAGCATAAACCTCTACGGTCTGCTTCGTCTTGCGGAAGATATCATCAGCTGCACGATACATGTTCTCAAACTCGAGAGTAAAACCACCGTACTGACCATCAACCTTAGCAATCATTGCAGGTTTCGGATCATACCACTCGCAAGTGTGAATTGCTCCAAGATAACCGCGTGCATTACGCTCATGCTCACGAACAAGCTTAGCAGATGCAGGATAAATCACACCAGGATGCTTCTCAAATGCAGTTGCAGGAAGAAGCTCATACTTATTGTTAGAAGCCCAACCAGGAGCTGCGGGATTTGTGAAATAAGTATTCACATTGAAGCGAACAGTAGCTGCGGGATTCTCAGTGTCGTCAGCAAGGTCATCATCGTACTCCATTGCAACAAGAGTCAGAACACCGCTAGCAGCAGTTGCAATTACGCGAGCGCGCTTAGACTGTTTGTTAATAGTAGCAGCAAATGCGTTGGCAATAGCTGTAGCATCGTCACCGATCTTAGTTACATAGTTATAAGATTCAGTCCACTTACGATAACGAGCGGGGATGTCCTTGTACTGAATGCGGAAGATGATATTAATGTTACCCTGAGCAACAAGAGCCTGTGTATTCGAATCCATCTGTGTGAAATCTACAGTAACCTCTTCCTGCTTATCTTCTTTATAAGTAAGCTTGGTAAGACTCTTGATGTCAGTAACTTTAATTTCATTCGACCACTTTACAACGGGAACATAAACGAGAGCGCCCGTAGATTCATTTACGATAGTAGTATACTTGTCTGTAACAACACCGATCTTAAACGTATCAGTGTTTGCATCGATTGTATAAACATCACTTGCATTAGGGTCACAATTCATAACTGCGAACTGACCAGCAAGTGCTTTAGCTGCTGCGACAGTAGACTTACCTTCAAGGTCAGCCTTTGCACACAGACTGTCACCATTCTGGTTAGAAACCAGAACTGTATTTACATATGTAATCATAAATTTAAATTATTTTTTCTACTCCCCCTATAAAACAATGTCTGGACCTAACCAGCTGGGGTTTCCACGTTAAAATATTATTCTTGAGTATTTACTTCATTGGAGATTGTTTGATAACGCTAATTGCCTTTATTTTCTATAAACATTTGAGCGGCTATCTTTATAATCTCAGGCATTATTATGTCTTCGAAATCCGTATACTCATCAAACGGATTATCGAGTGTTATTTCTTTGGGCTTTCTTAAGTACCCTAACTTGTATTCTTTAATAATATAGTTCTTATCTGTAAGTAACTCACAGCCATCGTTTGTACGTATACGCAACGGTCTAGCACGCTTATACCTATAATGAAAGTCAGTAAGAGAGTTGTTGACTCTGTACATAAAACTATCGGCAGTACATTCAAATACACAAGTGTTCATTTTATCCTGACCACCTTTTCCAGATATAATAACATCTTCGTTTAATACGAACATAAAATCTTCTGGATATTTTATTGGATAAACATCATAACTTGGTTGCGAATCTTTCTTTTCTACATCTTCGTAAATTTTAGATGTATATAGATTAATAAGATCAACACGCCTTTTTTCAGTTTGCTCATAAGATGTTTTGTGTACAAAGTCTCCATTAAATCTTTCTTTTACAAATTTACAGACACCTTGATTCAACCAAAACAAAGAATCGTCGGTAGATGGTTTCTATACAGCATCGTCGATAAGATTAATCTCACGTTCAAAGTTTGCAAGTATATCAATATATTTCATTGTTCATCGTCCTCCTTTCTCCTTTGTCTGCGTTGGTCTCTGCGTCTGTCCGCTTCCAAGGATAAAGCGAACTTATAATCCATCATATACATTCTTACAGCACCTTCTACAAGTTCATCAAAACAATAGAACGGCAGTTCACAATAACTATGTACAGCTGCAGAAGATTCGTCGGTATCATCATACCCTAATACATTGAATGCATATGGTTGGCGATAATATACTAAATCAAGAGCTATGATATTTGTATAACTGTCATGTATTACTTTAATATACGGACTTTCTGAAGATGTACTTTCAAGTATAACCAATGGATTTCTAAGTATACCAGACTAATTATAGAATGCATTGATTACGCTCTATACTTCGTCTTGTTTAAGTATTTTATTCGGTGTGTAAGTTTCTTTAGTATTGTATTCTGACTTATAGTTCTTATTGACAATACTATTACTTCGTATATATAAGAAATAATCCGAAGGTAAATCAAATATTGATGTAATACCATCAGCATCCGGATGTTTGTCCTATACTGTAACAACTTTATGTTTAATTAAAGTCTTAACGGTATCATTTACCTTATTAGAAGACCTAGTACCAGTTTGAATTTGATCTTCTACAAGGAACATCTGTTTAATATACTTTGTTTGGTATTCACTAAGATAAGAATATATTGTATCAGTATCTAGCTTTTCTGTAATTTCTGCATTAGGATACATGGTTTGAATTCTACGTTCAAACTCGATACCCATTTGCCTAGTTTGTTCCTTTGTCATGATTCAAGAGGTCTAGTTTGTAATTCTACTGATGTTCTCGGATTCTCTACTATTTTAGTAGCCATTATTATAGCTAAATTAATTAATTCCTCAGCCATGCTATCGGATAATTCAAATTGAGTATCGTCAAACATGTTTTCTTTATCAAATTTAATAGGATTCTTTACATACGTTAATAGCAGCTAACTGCCCCCACCAAGGTCGTATGAAACAGGATCATAATAAACTCGAATGCCTTCAGAATCTAATGTACACACTGGCTCCGGTATCCACGGAAGATTTGTAGCAGTTGTAGCGAAACGTTCAGAATCTATATGACTAACGAGTTTAACCCACCTATTGCCTTTACTATTCAACAACATTGATTGTATATAGAATAAATAATCTTCAGGTGTTTTAAACTGTATAGTGTTTGATGGGATACTGGTGACGTTTTCACGAGTTAACGTAGACCTTACTATTAAAGGTCTTACATCTTCTATTGCTTTATTATCTGCTTCAAACCCAGCCTGTCTTGGATTGTTGCCAGTAAGTTTCTAAGATATAAGAGCTAAATAAGCTTTATCTAAAATAGTAGCTATTTCTTTTTTAGTAAGCGACGGATATGACGAAGTAATTTCTGCCTTGTCATATTCAATCATGTACTTAGTATATATATCACTGTGCGTCATAACGTCGTTTTAATTATTATTTATTTTCTACCTAGTTGATGATAGAAAGCTTAAAGTCTTGATTCTTTTTAGCATCAAGATATGCAATAGCTTCATCTTTAGTATCAGCGATCATGTCGGTACCATAGTAGTATGATGTACGTTCTTTGCGGATAATACCTTTCGCAACAGCTTCTTCGAGTAAGAATTCTGTTTCTTTACTCTTGTTGTTTACCCAAAGATCAAAGAACTTCTTAGCCTGTTTGTCTACAAGATTAAACAATGTAGATTCTACAAGCTCATTCGACATTGTATCTGATTTAACACCAAACAACCTAAGACATTTGCGCATCTGATCAAGAGTAAGTTTGTCAAATTCTTTGATAGCATCACGACGAAGTTTATTGATCTTATTCTGCTCGATAGCTTCTGCCTGACGATTGATAAGTATATAATCTTTACCAGCAGTCAGCTTATCAAGAGATGTAGCAACGCGCTTGTGCCCAGTTAAAAACTTAATGATCATTTGGTGACGGGGGATGGAATCATCTAAGATAACTCCACGAGCCCCCACTTTCACACAAAATGTTTTCCAAAAATCGCTGTTCTTAGCTAATGTACCTTCTGCATAGCCTAAAGCTTTCTCAAAATATGTTTCTTCCTCAGGCGTCAAACCCGTGTAAATCGACCCAGACCTTGTAAAATAAGGAGCAATGTAATCGAAACATGCTTTATATTTTAGCAATCCTGCCCAGGGATTATTCTTTCTAATCTTTAATTCAACTACCATAATTGTTAATTAGAGTTGTATTTATACTATATATTATTCAGATTAAATTAATCGTTAGGAACAAGAGCTTCCGTCTCTGTGCCAGCTGCATCACAATACAGGATACCACAGGCCAGCGGGTTACGAACCATGATACCAACCTCACCGAGGAAGTGTACCTGATAACCATCACGGCTGTTAGAACGCAATGTATTGATGCTATTTGCATAACCACTAGGAACCACAGAACCACCGGTGCACCACTGTACAAACTCACGGCCCTTACGACAAACTTTAACAATATTAGCCTGACCATCGCGCATGCCAAGGTCGACAAACAGGAATGTGTAAGACATCAGCGGCTTACCACTCAGCGGATGAGTCTCGCGGAACAGCTCGGCATTGTCGAACATAGCACAACGCTTAACGCTAAGCTCGATGCCATTAACCATCTTGTAGGTTGTGAACTGACCACCGAGAGTCAGATCCTGACCGCTACCAGTAATAAAGTGAGTATCGATAAGATTGAAGCTTGCGCTCTTCTCTTTCAGAATACGATCGAACTCGCGGATACCCATCTCACCAGTAAGAGCAAGGAACTTGCGCTCATTAGTACCAATCAGATTATAACAAAGATCGAAGAGATAATCCTCGAACAACTCGGTTGTGAGAGTTGTATAATAACGAATATTTGCAGGAGCGATCTGCTCGAACAGACCAGCCATCGTGGGAACAGGACGTCCGTTTGTACCCTTCAGGTTATATGTACCATCAGAATTACGGTTGCTATGAGAGAACAACAGAGCGCGTTCCTCACGCTTCTTCCACTCACGAAGAGCGAGCCAGTACTGATAATCAGACCACAGATAAGACTTCTTACCAGTCTCGGGATCAGTAAGCTGAATAGCGAGAACTGTAGAATAAGCGTCACCAGTGATATCATATGTCAGACGGAGAGTCTGCAGGTGGTTACGCATCTTAAACGGAGTCTGATAGTTGATGATATCAGCCTCATCACTGTATTCCTCGTAAGCAGAACCTACGCGGCTAACCTGACGACCCGGCATCAGATATTCACAAGGAATATAAGATCCAGAGAAGCCTTCTACTACATATACTTCATATACCCAAGTGCTACCATCCTGATAAGGAACGCCACTTACGCGAACCTGGAAGTTTACATTGTCGAACGAAAGAATGGCACCAGGACCAAACCAACGCTCTTCAAGACCGAGGTAAATAGGAGTATTGTTAATACCAGGAGTAATGCCATTGTGGATATCAGCGGTAGTAATTTCTTTACCGTTCCACTTAGCCCAACGAATGTTTACAGCATGATCGTTATCGATCATAACATTCCATTCATACTCACGGTTTTCGATAATCATTGTGCGGCCGAGACCACCTGTAAGCAGATCAATGGCTGTTGAAACACCATCGTCTTTAGTACCAAATACCAGCGAAAGCAGACCAGCAACCTCATGAGGGCGAGTCAGAGCGGCATTTGCAATCATGTTTTCATCAACAAGGTCGGAGAAACGTTTTCCCCTATAAAGCTGAAGATTGTTTAAAAGTGAATTGTTCATAAAATTTTAGTAAATAAATATGATCAGCGGAAGATTTTTGACGCAACATCTAACGCCGATACTTGTTTTTCATCTTGCATACTAAACGTAGAATGGTTCTTCGTTTGATGCTTTAACATTGTTCTAAGTTTACTTGAAGCAGATGTCTGACCATTACGCCTTGCTTCACCCAAGAGGGAATCTCCCTTCATTGTAAAGTATGCAGATTCAATGAGATTATTAACCATGTTTGAATTAAAATCTTTTTGATACTGCGTCAATCCGTCTGCATCAGTTCTAGTGATATAATCAAGCAGTCTTTTTCTATCCTCTTTTGGAACAGCGATACCTCTAATATTATCTAATGAGGCTATACTTGAATTAAGATCCGTCATAAACTGACGAGCCCGTTCCTCTTGAGCAATTCGTTCGCGTTCTTGCTGTGCTGCAACTTGCTGCAACTGCTGCTCTTGTATATTTTTAAGCATCTATACAGCATCTGTTGCTTCTTCTTCAAGCATGTCAGCATCTTCAAATCGCTCAATCCTGCGATTAATCTGTTCGTCGCTAAAGCCTTGTAGCTTCATGTAATCACGAACAACTGCTTTCTAATTACTCTCATCCTCCATGTCCATAGAGTCATACGTTACTCTTTGTGACATACCATTGTAGAAGTCTTCAAATTTACCTCCGTTCTTGACATAATTATCAAGCTGTGCAATACGCTCATCTGCATATTGTGGAGTGGAATTTTGTTCAACCATATCACCAATATAATCAATCAGATCATTAATTGACTTAGGTTTATCTTCCTCTTCTACATCCCAATTGAGAGCCTCGGCAAAGGCGTCAAAAAACATACCCACACCTTCTGTTTCTTCTGGTGTTACTTCGTCGGTATCTTGTTCTTCTTCACCAAGTCCCTCACTATTTTGAGGATTTTTATTATTCATTTTATCTAAAATCTCTTGAGGAATTTCTTCCTCTTCTTCATCCACAGCTTTATTGTCGTCGACATCAGCCGGATCATTTTCTATATTATCAATTTCATCAACATCGGAACCTTCTTCGATGATATCTCGAGTCAGATCCACAGCATCCTCACCGTGCTCTGTATTATCAAGACCAAGATCATCGAGCATATCTAGTACCGATGGAGTTTCTTTCTTTTTTCTCATAATTATTAATTAATAATTAAACATTATTTGTTGCGCGGTTCATTCCGCGTATTGTATTAATGATGCCACTTCTTTGCATTCTATGCAAAAGTAGCCATCTTCTTCTAGGCTGGAGTTCCATGTGCTTTAAACCATGCTGTGGAATGCCCAGTACGTTTCTTTAGTCTAGTAAACTTACCTCTGTTTTCTGGTTTGATATGAATACCAGAATCTTTACCGTAAGCGTATGTACCAGTATCTTCAATTTGTTTTGCATAATTAGCAATCTGCTATAACTAAGCCAATTTTACTGGAATTTTAGTAATCGACACACCACCACTAGGTGCTGTTTTTGTTTTTCCTCCAAGTTTCTATTCTGCAAAATCTTTTACATCTCCAGGAGTAGTAAACAAAAACGGATTTATTGCTTTATGATAAGCCTATTCCAAAGCTTTTCTTGTTGCATCACTGCAATTATTTAATATAAAATTATAATCTGCATCATCACCGTTTGTAGATATACGATTACCTCCGGGGGTGGATAATTCGCTATGCCCAGTTAAACTATATCGACCTTTGTGAAACGGATAATAAGTCCTAAGTATAAGATTGTACCACTTATTGTAATCCGGTTTTACTGTTACTTCTGGCAACGATCCGGCATCGAAAGCGTAATGATCGAATGGGGTAGCAGTTTGATCTATATCATATAATTCTCGCAATGCCTACATGGCTTTCGGATCATTTATACTCCATCCATTCTTTTCAAGTACATTCATATAACTTCCAGTGCGCATTGGATCTGATGGATCATATATATATCGAAGGTCTGGCTATGAATTATCTATAACTAATCTAGATAACTGCTCGTCTGAAAAATCGCTGCTCCTTGAAATACGATCTCCATCTTTACCATCTTCAAACGTCCTCTTCTACCTAAGCCTTTTCTTAAGCTCTTTGACAGGAGCTTCTATCTCCTATTGACGTTTTGCTCTACGTCTTCTATTGATTTTCCTAAACATCTTATGTCTAAGATAATCATTTCTTTTTTGCTGTTGTCTTACTGGACTATCCATCTCTATGGCTAATTTAAAGTTGTACCTTGACCAATTAAACCTAATTCCCTTTGTAGATTCTAAATGCTAGAAAGTATACTAAATGTTCTTGTTTTTGTAGCAGGACTGTCTCCGGACGACCAGCTACTTACAGATTGTGGTACTGAATTATTGATAGGATATTGAGTTGTTGTTGAAGTATATAAAGGGGTTGGTTTATACTAAGGAGCGTTCTCCATTATATTCTCTATTTGTGGTTCAGAATAGTCAACGTCTTCGGTTTCAGTATAAGATTGTTGTGGGTGTGCTTTCCACCATTTACTATTTGCATTTATTCTACTCTAATACCGTTTTGCATTACTCCCATATCCATAATAAGCATCAAACACGGTATCAAGATCTTTATTGCCAGAATCTATTGCTTTTTGAAAAGCCTTACCTGTTATACTATCTGAAGTATTCATCATTTTATAAGGATGTCCCTACCATAACATTCCTGCAGCAGTAAATATACCGCGCTTTGACAAATCATGAGACTTTAAAAATCTATCTAAAATCGGCTTTTTTTGCAACCACGTTTTCTTACGAAGCATTTTTTCTTCTTCTATAGTAAGATATGGATTACCTAACCTACCTTTTGATTTTAAAAAATTATATACGATAGGATTATTTTTTTCTCGTATATCAAGCCCCATTCCGATTTGATTAATGTCGTATTTAGTAGAATCAGTAGGTGGTCTCCATATTCCGCCCTTTAATCCTACTTTTCCTGGATTTTCGAGAGCTCCAAGATATTCTATCAATTCGTCTTCAGAATATTCATCAGGATCCTTACCTATTTCATACTTAGGGAGCCCCGCTTCATACGGTAACTCCCCAGTAGCTTTCCATTGTTTAAACCTTTCTCTAAAAGCACTTGTATTTCTCATAGTAATTTAATTTATACTGGACCAGTCCATAATCTAATTGCTCCATTCTTATAATAATACACAGGATGGTTTAACATTAATTCTACTCCAGTAGCACTTGTAGCATTTCCTAAGAATATATAAATCTTCCCATCATCTGTAGTTGGAAGCGATTGTACAATTGGAACGTCGGCATTAGTAGCAATTTTTGCACTTCCATCTGCTTGCGGTATACACTTTAAATAAACAGGTGCATTATCTGTAAGAGTTAGCGAATTGCCTGTCCAGTTAAAGCTATATCCTAACTAAATATTTATTTGTTGATATAAAATTGTCGAAGAAGGTGTAGCGTCTGAAGACGTGTCACTTGTACTATTATAATATAATATTGTTCCGAATGGATTAATTTTAGTAGTAGTTGGAGTTTTTTTAGTTGTCGCATATGTACTATTAGTTGTATTTGCAGGAACATATTTACTACCATCAGCTGATGTAAATAATAATCTTCTACTGTGTATAATAGCACTTGCTGGTAAAGATTGGCTATTAGTTCTTATTTGATATGCTCTATAATCAGTATCAGTATCATTTTCATAATATCCCATAACCATATCCCAGCAACCAACACTTATTCTGGTAGAATTATATACAAATAAATAAGAGGATCCATTTGTGAAAGCATCTGTCGACCTGTTTCCAGATTTTGAGTTATATACTACTTTAGCTCCAAGATTATTAATATTAATAGTATATCCTGAAGCACTATTAATTACTCCGTTTCGTAAGAATACACATATCCCATTTCTAAGTTCTGTAATTCCATCAACAGTAGCAGTGAATGCTGTAGCTGTACTAGTACTATCTACTTCACCAAATGGAATACTTACTGTTTTATTAGCTGGACCACCAGCACTTTGAGAGCCAGCGTAATTACTAGAATCTACAGAACCATCTGCTTTAAGGAATTGTGATGAAGTACCATTTAACTTAGCAAAACTACTTGCTTTAACACATCCACCTTCATCTAAAATAACATCACCACCACGTACAGATATACTACCGGCAACAATATTTCCTTCAGCAGTAATATCTCCACTTGCTTCGATTTCATTAACTTCTACACTACTACCCGAAGCGTCAATGTCTCCAGATATACTAAGATTGCCATCAGCATGTATATCTCCATTTGAATAAAAATAATTAGCTTTAACTGTTCCTCCAGTAGTTCCAGTTATATTTGTATTTACAGTAATATTTCCTGCATTAACGGTAATATTTCCTGATGTTGTTATATTACCATTATCATATATTGTAGCATCATTTAATTCTATATCGCCACCTAACGATATATTTCCGTTGACAGCAAAATCTCCATTTACCACACCATTAACTAATGGTAAATATGTACTACTATCTACTGAACCATCAGCTTTTAAAAACTAAGAAGAGGTTCCATTAGTTTTCTTTATACTACTAGCTTCAAGACTGTTTGCAAATACTACTCCAGAACTTGTTAAAATTACTTTATTGGAAGAAGAAGTGGCTTTTAATGATACAATAAATCTACCAGACGAATCTGAACTTATAATCCAATCATTATATGAATCGCTATTACTACCTCTCCTAAATTCTATTTTTGGAGTAGCGGCTCCATTGCTACTATTTTTAAGTATAATATCTCCAGGAGTTGTAATTACATTATTATCATTTATAGTAATCCCACTATTCTAAACATCTCCTGTAGTACCGTTAAATTTTACAATTGCATTATCGGTAGAAGTAATTCTCTTTACTGCATAATTTTTTATTTTACCCCATAGATAATCTAATCCAGATTCGTCTAAGTATTTATTCATAATCCTTTGCCATTTAATTAATTATCAAGTCCAATTGTCAGTAGCCTTATCCATGTCAGATGTAGTCATATGAGATAGGCCGCCGTCATTAAGTTTTACATATTGAGATCCACCCCATCTATACTAATTGTCCATGTATGTAGAAGCAGACGTTGTACCATACGTAGGATGAGAACTATCGTAACTGCCAACTATTACGTATACTTTACCTTTTTCTGGAGTAATCTTGACTATACGTTCTGCTATTTGTCCATTTACTTCTTTTTCGATTTTTGTATATAACCAATCGCTTCCGAAAGCAGTTACCTCACTTCCTACTGTATCCGCATCAGAATCATTGTATGCCTCTACAACATCATCCACATAAGACGGGAGATATACAGGATCTATAATAGTATGTTCATCCAATGGGCATACTCCATTGGCTTTGCCTTTCTGCGAAAGAGGTATATATCCAGTAGTAGAATTTGTTAAAATATTGTTTATATAAGTTTTAACTGCGTAATTTGTAGGATATGTAACTGAACCATTAATTTCATTTCCCGTTATCGTTGAAGTTTTATTATTCGTTGTTTCTAATGTAACATTTGTAACAGGATGCCATTCCCAGGATGCTTGCTAGGAATTTTCATATACAATTAATGATGACCCATTTAAGATTATACTACAAAATACAAATTCTCCATGCGGAATTGAATTTACATATACATATTGATAATGTATTAAACGATAAATATTTTCACTATCAGATGTACTATCAGTTTCACCAAGCTTTAATAAAACTATTTTATTTGACGTTACTGCATCAATTAATTCTGCAGCAGTTGTAGTTCCAAATGTAGCCCAAAATACTCTATCAACAGCACTTGCAAGAGTTTCAGCAGTAACAATATCTGTAGAAGTACCGTTAACCGTACTTATAATTTTATTATCTGTACTATCGTAGCTTATAGTAGGAATAAGATTTTTAACATCGTTGACCGCTTTAGGTGTAGCGGCAATTCCTCCAGATGCAGCTGCCGATGTAGAAGAAATAGAATCACTTAATTTCACATGACCATAATTAGAAGTGGTTCCTTTTCCATAAGTAGCATCAGAAGAAGCATGATTTTTAGGAGCTCTAGATGTATCCGTAGGATGTACATGATCTCCGTGTGCCCAAGTAGTTTCTGTACCAACAGCAGCGGTACCATCCATTTTTGGAGTAGTCGAAGACCCAACTGGAATAGCTCCTGTACTAACAGATATAGTTACTTTATCGTTTGTGGCATCGGGAGTTAATGTAACATTACTTCCAGCAACAAGTTCTAATGTATCAGTTTTGGTATCTGCAGCAATCGTAGACGACCCAACTTTAACATTACTAAACGCATTCTGATTTACTTCTGCTCCAGTAGCTATTCCGTATAATTTTGAGTAATCTCCGCTTGACATGAGACCGTCTGCAGAATCAGAGGCTACTGCACTTGGAATTGTAACGGTTCTATCAGTTGCACTTACTTGACCTGAAGTACTTTGTTTAATTTGCTAAATCGTAAATGTACCTCCCCAAGTCGGAGTCTAATTTTGTGTAGGTTTACCAGTAAACGCAGTATATGTCGGATGTGACGCAGATATAGTTATTTTATCATTACTTGCATCTGGTGTAATGGTAACGTTACTACCAGCAGCAATTTCCAATGTATCTTCTTCGGCATCGGCTTCAATAGTACTACTACCTACTTTTATCTTACTAAACGCGTTTTGATTTTGATTACTTTTGGCAACTAAAGTTTTTATTTTACCCCATAAATAAACCAAGCCACCTTCATCTAAATATTTCTTCATGTTTTTATTAATTTGTTATTATACACATATTCTATTAATATCTTCAAAACTTATAGATTCACTGTCTTCTAGAGAATCAAGTTTTGTTTTATCTGTATTGCTTAGAAGACCAGTCTGGCAAGAGGTGGCAACATCTAAGTCCTCGATTTTCGTAAGAAGATTATCTACAAGAATACCGCTTCTTGGAACACCATCTCTATTTGAATAATACATAATTATCTTCTTTTTATTACATTAAACATGCCGTCTTCAACGACAAATGGACCTTCTATTACATAAAACACATCCCATTGATCGATACCTACAGAGCACACCAAACCTACACTTACATCTAATTTCTCGTTTTTTTCTAATATATCTATTGTAGGTTTTTTGTTAATATCAAAGATATTAATATTAGCAATACGTATACAATCGTGTATTTTTATAAATAAATCACTTACGTGCCCATTTACCTTGCATGCCAAATCACATACTTGTGAAAACACACGTAAACTTAAACATCCCATTACATCGTTCTTTTAATTTTACATAAATCCACAACAGTTACTTCATTTCTAAAACCATCTTCAAAATCACTATCTGCAACTTTAGCGTTAACTATCATCTAAATTATACCTGGAGCAAAATCATTACTATTTAAAGTTAAATAAAAATCATGATTTTCATCTTCCAATAAATCTGTTTTTTGCAAGACAATATCTTTATTTGGCTGGTGTAATGTTATAGAAAAATCATCTGTTTGCATTGAGAATCCTGTACATTGAATGTCGATTTTAAATTTCAAATCGGTTCCTATATAATAACTTTCCATAATTATTTCTCCCCTGCAGTTTTATTACGAATTGCTGTACGTGCTTTTAACTTCTCACGTTCATAAGCTGCATCATCTTTTTGTTTCTACAGCTTCATTTCATGATCCATCTATTCACGAGCAAGTTTAATTTTCTGATCTTCTATTTCTCTCTTTTGACGCTGCTCATAACGTTTTGTATAAGCTTCACGATCAATCTTCTGCTGTTCAAGAGCCTGCTTACCCAACTCTAATGGATCAGGTATACCATTTTGGTCTGCATCCTTCTCCTCTGTACCTCTATAAGCACTAATCTGAGCTACTGCTATCTTAGTAGCATTGTCTTGATCGATCTGATAACGTTGCAGATCCATTTGAGCTTCCTGAAGCATGAGTTCTTGTTCTTTAGCTTCATTCTGCATTTGCTGTAATAACTGTGCCTGCTGTTGTTCAGCTTGCTGTTGTTGCTGTGCAGCTTCTTCTTGACGCGTCTGCATATCCTTAAGTTTCTGTTTAAGGATGTTAAAGTTGTCGTTTGTAAGTATTTCTGCAGCTTCTAACAACGATGCACCGTTTTGCATTGCAGGTTGTATAAGTTGCTGGAGCTTTTGTATATTCTCCATATCTTTAGAAACATCACTTACAAATACGTCCATATCCTCATAATAGAACTTAGGAGTTATATCTAAAAATGCACGTTCTCCGTTGTCGAAGATATATGATAGTTTATTCTTACCAGTATCTTCCCACGCGCCTTTAGCTGTATTTAATAACATATTCAACACGTGGCGTTTTACTTGATTATGTGCCCAGAATAAAGGTTCTGTAATATGTGAAGATTGTACCACCGAACGTTCGACATTACCTACAAGTTCTGATGCAGATACAGCGCCTTGACGTTGTTCTGTGATACCAGATATTGTACCAGCCAATTGTTCAATCTTATCCATAAGCTGAATATATTCAGCAATTACATTAGACATAGTTAAATCTAATGAAGTAATCTGATTAAATTGTGCGGGCTTACCTCCTTCTCTACCGGGTATATTCCATCCTTCATCGTAAGGATTGATAAAGTTGACTCCCACACTACTTAAATAGTGCATCCATCGTTCAGGAGTAATACCCATAGATTTAGGAATTTGTGTGATATCCATATTAATAATCTTACCCTTATCTCTAGCTATAGCTAGTTCTAAACGATACCACAATACTATATACATATATTGTAATGGTTTAAGTATGCTCACAAGAGATCTTGGTCTACTGTTCGTAGCACTATATATCGCACCACAATATGGAAGTTTCTATGAGTTAGGATTATCTATGCTTATGTGTTGATATTCTATAGGTTGAATCCCGAAGTATAAATCCTCACCAGCTCTATATCCTTCCCACACTTCTACAATCCAATCAGGTTCTACTGAGATTTCATTACCAACCTTTTGATATGTTTCATCGACAATATCAATCTGAGGTTGACCCATGTCGTCTACTGTAGTCACGTAATATATCTTTTTAAAAGATTTCCAGCAACAGTGCCAAACGTTTACACATCCTTTACCTAATTCGTCATATATAGGATTATCAAAGTAATGCATACGTATACCCTAGAAATCATCTGTAGGCCCATGTTGTCCTCTATTACGACCAGGAGTAGCTGAAATCATTTCTTCAAGCTTATTTAAATCCTTCTCTTCAAGTTTGTCGTAATACCTATCGTATACCTCTGTAATCGGTAACCGCATCTTTCTACAACACCATGCACCATCTTCTATGAACTCGAGATTAGGACTTTTGTCAAATGAGAACTCCATAGGGTTCACGCGTTCCATGTATGGTTCTGCGTTTAATACACCTACATAATATACTTCATATCCTCCAATAAGCCCATCTTTCCAGCCTTTTATAAACTCATTGTCTAAGTTTAGTTTTTCTCTAAGGTATGTAAGAGTATGATATGCTGTATTTTCAACAACGTCTTTATACTCTTTATCCATATATTTAGCGATACTTTCCGGAGGCATTACTTCTCCAGATTCAAGTTGTTGCTAAAACTACACTTGTTCTTCAGGACCCATTTGACCCATCATCGCAGCCATCATATAATCTATAAGCATTTGTTTTTCTTTTTCCTAAAGATCATTTGTAGCTTCTTGTGAAGTACGTACTACTCTAAAATTCATAGGACGCTTTGTTTCTTCGCCGATGAGTAGATCAATTTTTGGCCTGATTATATTGAAGTCTTGTGGCGTTGCAGGAAATCCATCTTCTACTTTAAAAGGATTTGTAATCTTCTTAAAGTCTGCTTCATTAAATATACTGTTATAGAGATCGTAATAGGTCTGAAGCTCACCATGATACGTCTCGTGCTGTCCCCCCAAGACAATATTACCTTCACCTATTATATAGTCAACACAGTCCTCTCTCCATTGTTTATTCTTCTTTGAGAGAGTTAGCTTCTGTTGGGGGAAGTTTGTATTATATAAATTATTCATGTTTAAAATGAAAATGTTGGAATACTGTCTTCAAGTCCTTGTTCTTCGTCTGTCTACCAATACTAGGGACTAAACAGCGGTAATTCAAATAACATAGTTTGTTTATTCTATTCTTTTGCAGCAGATACCTTTATCTAGAATAGCTCTTCTCTATATAACATGACCATGCATAAAGCTATTAGACGGTCTACATTTTTCTCACCGTCATTCTCTATAAGTTCTTCTATTAAAGGTTCGCTGTATATTCTTTCTATATTAGGGTGTCCTTCTTCATATTCATCTAATAACCACTCTAATATAAGGCCTTCACCATACGCTCTAATTGCTTTTGTCATATGGCAACCCTTTCGTCTATTTACTTTGCTGTCTTTAAATATCTCTGTTATAATTTTATCTGGTTGATCGGCAAGTAAATAGTCACAATGTTTATTGGTAAAGTAAGGATATATACCTTTACGTTCGTTCTCAAATAATAAACGTGCATTATAAAATACTAACAGCTTACGTACATTTTCATAGTATTCTTCTGCCGTCGCCGGTCTACCTGAATATTCTGCAACTATAACATCATTCCAAGCCTCTCCAGCTTTTACACGTTTAAATATGAAAGTAGACCCCAATGAATTAGTAAACGATTCATCGTGGTCATATGGATCGCATCCTCCTATATATAACCCGTATGGAGGATCTGTAATAGGATATTCCCATATCACAACAGAACCTTCTGGTTTATCGTCTTTCTTTAAGTGGTATGTTGTTATATCTCCAGATTTCTTTTCTATAGCTTTTACTGTACCATCAGAATCCCAACTAAGATCTACTATATGTTTCATATTCTGTAGTTTCTTATTTGTTCTTATTCTAGTAAGCTAATCCATTAAAAGTTTGCGTGGAAATATATTCTTACCTAATTCAAGTACAGCTTCTTGTGGCTTCATCGGACGTTCAGATATAAACCTATCTATAGACTACTAAGTAGCTCCTCCGTCTTTAATCTTATTGCGCTATTTCATAAGTTCTTCCATAGCACGCTCTCTATATGAATTTCCATCTGAATCCATATACAACGGTTTACCATCTTCTCCATCTCCTTCCATATTGCTCCAAGAAGGTACAAAGAATCCACATTTAGTCTACTCGGCGTTATCGTCCCATATATTTTTGAAACTTAATACATTATATGCATCGGGTTTATAGAACAAATCTTTAAGTCCATCAAACTGGCCACCTTCTGTACCACCTGTACCAAACGCTATCATCAAACCGAAAGCTACACCATCATCCGTTTCTACAGCAGGTTGTTCTATACGCCACGCTGTTAATAGATTTGGAAATTTACCACCCTCTTCCCATAGTACAAGTTTACCACGAGTACCACGAATACGTTCAGGGTCATTCTTAAGTGTTATTCCTGTTATACTAGACAGATAACCTTGTTCTGTTTCTTTACCGTATTCATCTTTTATCTTAAATCCAGAGACTCTTTCAAGACGAGTAGCAGTAAGTCTCTGTTTAGACCATGCTGTATTTTTATCAACAAAGTCCATTATTTGCCAAGCTTTAGTCAACAGCCCATCGCCTACAAGAAACTTTTGCTCAGACGCTACGGCGAAATTCTTTGATCCGGGTATGAGTTCGTAGTTTCTAACCAACATGCTAGCCCCCTTAAAACTATAACCTCTTTGTCTAGACTTGAGGACTGCCATGTGTTTACCTTCTGCTTCTGCTTCTTCTATTGCATTGAAATAATAATAATCGTAGTCCCAAAACCTTGGAAAGCCAAATATACGTTCTCGTCTCGTACGTTTATTTCCATACCTATCTGTATATTCGACCTGATCCAGTTTCATTATTGGACAATAGTTTAAATAAAAATAATGATATCCTGTTATAGCATCTCCATCTGGGGCAACATAACCGTTGAGACATCTTTCGGTTTCTCTATCCCAGAACTATACATAATCTGTAGTACCACGCGGAGCCAATGTATAACAACCGTGTTCCTAAAAGAATATTGCGCTCTAACGAAATTTATCTGTATTTAAAATCTTTTTGTTAAAATCGACCATAATAATACATTAATACTTTATACATGCGCTGAACCATATGGCCGTATCAGACATATAAAATAAATTTAAAAGATTAAAACTAAAAATAATTAATTCGCAATCTCGTAAAGACCGATGACTCCACCACCCTTTACTCTTCCAGACTCTAACTGTTCGGCTTTAGCCTGTTTCATCGCGATGTCAAGTGATTTTACGATATTTCCTACGTCTTTAAGTATTCTAGTTACTTTAATTGCTGTATCAATATCCATACCACTTGATGAATATTCATTTAAAGCAGTTATAAGTCCTTCAGCCGCAGTTTGGGACGCCGACAACAATCTTGTCCCCGGCGTCTCCTGAAACTCTACAAACCTTTTTGCGAGTTCCTACACCTCTGCGGAAGGTGTATATGTCTCATCTTTAAAAACATCTTTAGCTACCCTCCGAGTTCTTTCATTCTCGGGATATGCTTCATATGGTGTATTCCATTTGTAACACCATACAATATATTCTATTTCTTTCAACGCTTTATCTTTATCTTTAGCGTTGTTATAAAAATCTTTAAAAGGAGGAATAGCTAAACTATCTGCATTTAAAGATATTTTATCTCCTCTAATATCAAACATTACGAAGCTATATTTACAGTAACGTGACTAAAATTAGATATTTCTATCCATTCGTTTCCAATATATATAAACTGATGAACACCTTTTCTTAAATTATAAAGAGTATTTCTATACGGCTCATCAGATGATGAAACTGTAGATATTTGCCATCTATAACCGGGTATTGTCGATGAGCCATTTCCAGACAATTGATCTGCAGTATAATCACGCTAGAACCATCCCAACTACGCAGATCCTGAATATGGAAGTATATTTATATACTCACTCTTTGCATAAACAAACAGCGTTTGCCCATCTTCTGCACTACTAGGTAGCTTTATAAATTTAGCTTCAGGGTTAGCGGGAGTAGAAATATCTACAACTATTGCATATGCATCAGACGGTATTGTTTGATTATTTGTAGTTATAGTATATGTATTTCCAAATATACCGGTATAGTTTAGTTCTCCAGTTATAGTAGCATTATTGGCTTTCATGTGTCCTGTAGAATCAACTGTAAACGGAGCTTCTGAAAGGTCACCATTATTTCCAATAGGCCCAGCCCAAATGCGAATACCTTCTGTATTGGTTCCATTTGGTCCAGGAACATAATCGCCAGATGTCATACCGGCAACAACGTTATTACTA